AAAACTTGAAACAAAGAAATTTTACCACTTAAAGGGCTTATTGACCCACGTCTTCCAGGCGTCTTCGGTGTATGTATTAACTATTTATCTGCGGATAATAGTCTCGTTAGGTGTTTTTCGCAAAACACAAAAACCAATTTAAATTTTCAAACTAGACTAATTCTTTCTAACAGGCTCAAGGTTATAAAAAGGATTCAACAGGCAAAGAAAACTTTTTCAGCCGTCACAGAGGTTGACTTTAACTTTGATAAGCGTATCATAGATCAATTAAATAATATCTACCCTGTTAAGATCTCATGACCAATTGCTTTTGCATTCATAAATAAGGGTCTCACAACTTACCATAAAATTTCTGGTGCAAGAGATAATTGTAATGATGAAAAAGAGGAAGTCTTCCCAAAAATGAAAAGTTTGTTTGAAGGTAAGGAGGTCACTCAACTTGATCCAACAAAACTTTTCAGAGCAACAAGAGATACTTTGAATTATATGTTTCCTATATCTTTGCCATTATTTGGTACTTTGTTACACGAGGATGATGTTTGAAACAGAATTGTCAAAAGTTCTGGAAGTGGTGCGCCTTACTTTTGTAAGAAAGGACTTCTAAGAACTGAGTGTGATAAAATAGTTAACGATTTTAATAATAATCGATTTGATCATACTTGTTTTAACTTACCTTTTGTTGTTTACCAAGTTACTCAGGCTAGTAAGAGTGGCAAATATAAGAATCGTTTAGTTTATTGTCCACCTTTCGCAATAACTGTAATTGAAACTATATTTGGTGGCCTGATAACTGAATTTTTCTTGAACAACGATGATACCAGTATATTTATAGGGCACAAACAGCACAAAATTTATGATCTAATTCAATCCTTTAAAGATTATAATAAATATTCTGGTGATTATAGTGCCTATGATCAAACAATTCCAAGTTTTATCATCGCTTGGTCATTTGAAATTATTAAAAATAGATTTCAATTTAGGAATACTTTTGAAGAAAATTTGTTTGATAAAATTGTAGATTACAATTTATATGGACCTATTTTCCATCCAAAAGTCGGCATTGTTCGTAAGAATCGAGGAATATGTTCTGGAAGTGTATTTACTAATCTTATTGATAGTGTTGCTAATCTTTTAATGATTTCATATTCAAATGCTATCACAAATTATGATTTTCGACACATCCGAGTCTGCGGTGATGATAATCTAATTTGCACTAATAACGAAGTTAATATTAGTGCCCTTTCAAAAATTACAAAAAGTGTTTTTGATGTTGACCTATACTTCGATCCGAGTATGATCGTTTCTTCTGGTATAGGTGAAGGTCATTTCCTAGGATCATATTGGTCACCACTAGGACCTGAAAGATCAATTGAACGTATGATTTTAAGTGCAGTAAAAGAGTCGTTTAATTGGCCTAGGTTTGATAGTAGAGAAGAGTTCGTCGAGGGGCGTGTTTATACCATATTTGGATTCGACCACCGGCTTCGAGATATTTGGAATAAATTAGGATTCAGAGACTACGTAGGTAGGCGTATCTATGAATTTCAAGAAGCAACGCGCTGAGACACACCGGTCAGAAAGATAGATATTAACAAACCAGTTGGTGGTTGAACA